CGTTTCATATCCAAGGCTGCCTTGTCTCCCTTTTTCTTTTTGAGTTCTACGCCTACTTGACTTGGGGAAGCTACTCCTGTTTGTAATGCAATCTTCTCCAGACCATACTGCTTATCTACAGCATGATAGGGACTGATTTTCTCTAAGTCTTTAGACACTCTAACTTTTTCCTCGTCTACAACGCGGCGCTTCTCAATATCGGGCTTTGCCTTAATATGTCGCTGAACAAACTCGTCGCTTACAATATTCCTATCAGCCATATTTAATAAGAGATTAGTCATCGCAGCTGGATCATCCAAATACATAAAGTCAAATTCCACTTGAGCTGCAAACCTAAAACCCATCGCCCCCTGTACCAGTTTGATTTGATGATTCCAAAAAGTCAGTAAAATATTACGAACGTAATTTAAACGTTCAGTTAAAGTTTTCAAAGAAATAAAATTGTTCGTAGTACCGGAAGCCCCAAACGTTCCTGTCAATGTAGGAGGAATTCCTAGACATGCATATATAGCCATAAGAGTAGGACGATATTTCTCTTCGCCCAAAAATCTTTGGACATCCGTCCCCGTTTCAAGAAGTTCAATATCCGGACCCCATACGATATCCGTAGTTCCTCCTCCCACGTTCGCTCCTAAAATAGCTTGTAGGGTTGAGGCAGCAGCGGGAGTAGGAGCAAGTTTATGTTCTAAACTACCCAGTTTGAAAACTCTAATCTTAGAGATAGCACCGTCAAGTGCGGTTTTATCTGCCAATTTCAATCTTTCATACAGAATCAAATCATTAAAGCATGCATAGGTCATCGGATCAGCCCACTCTTGCCAATCGTCTTTTTTATAGAAATAAACAAACGTTTTATCCTGAGGGAGCAGTACGCCCTTCTGGCTATCTGAAGCTTCTATGATCTCTTGAGGAACTTGCTCTAAAATTCCTCTCTCGAAAGGATCATTAGAATTACGTAACCTTCTAATCATATTAACAATATGTTTAGGTAGCTTCATTACATATTTACGTTCGCCAATCACACTAGCTAAGGGGCCGCCTATAGCTTCTATCGTTAAAGGATCAATAAAATAATACTGCCAAGGGATTTCGTTTGGAGAGAAATCAGAAACTTTTAGGTCTGCAATCATATCAGGAGAGGCAACCGACTTCTGCATTTCTAATCGTTTTTGTCTATTGATCTTAGCAGTGCTCATTCTTATGGGAACATTTGCCTCTCTAAACAACAAATTACAAAGTCGTTCAGACACTTCTTTTCCGCGAACACGACTAAACCAATCATTGTAGAACTTTTCTACTCTTTTATTCTGATGGACTAATCGAACGCCTTGGCAAGCAAAATCACCCATAAGGTCAATAGCGTTTCTAATCAATCCTATTCTTCTATAAGCCGATCTAGCAAAGGCAATAATATCTTTAGGCTCTTCCGGAACGCGCTGATCTGGCCTGAAATAATCAAAGTCACTATTACGTAAGCCGGGCCTGCCACTAAGATTAGTAGTTAAATCAGAAAAGTTTCGCGTATAAGAATTATACGAGGCTGAAGCGCTTTCTTGAATGGCCTTAGTGTATATTTTCAGAGACTCATCGCGATCAGCCTTGCTACCTTCCCAGCTTACATATGCCGGGCCGTCAGCAGCAAATTCGTGTTTAGCATTCGGAGAAGGTTTTTTTGCCACTTGTCAACCTATCAAAAAGAATAGTAATTGAATAATAATCAATACCTATTGTTATTACACCAAGATAATTAATTACGCCGAATTCCAAAGCAAGTATTTTGATTCATTTGGGCAGCCCATTCTTGACCCACATACATCTGGTTTGAGGGTTGGAGTTGCATTACACCCGGAGTGATGACTGTTCCAATATTATTGTATACAGGGCCGGGAATTTCGCGCTGCGACTCTCTAGCCAACATATTAGCAATCACTAGGGCACTATAGCGATCTTTTCTCATTCGTCCCTTTTTACCGGTATCCGTCTTAATTTCCGGAGTATCAAATCTTTCTCTTCCTCCGGGAGTAACCGACACTACTACCGTCACTAGCTCATCCTTCAATTCCTCTACTTCCATTACAGCATCTTCTAGAGTGTCATACAACCTTAATGCATGAGATTCTCCTACCTTGTCTTTTAGCTGTCGGAAGGAAACCTTGTCCTTCTCGCTCATGAGGCTTAAGCTCAAAGTATCAAATCTAGGGAATAGGAGCACCTTGTCTTCCATATCTTTTCTGAGTCCATGATTAGCTTGCGACGTCCACTCAGCCTTGGCAAACTGAACTAGCTCTATAACATGGTCCCCCGCGACACGATCAGTGTCTTTCTCTTTCTTTTCTTCTATAATAGGAAGGATGGGTCTTTCACCTGTAAACATTTTGTCATGGTCTCGCAAGCCTTCCGCAAGGGCATATCCCCCTCCCTGAGAATCTATCCCAATACGAACACAGGGAAACACCTTATATAATTCTCTAATTTTTCTACAACAAAAACTATAATAGTCATTAGCATCCGTTAACCCAATCTGTTTTCGACTTTGAAAGTCTTTCTTATTAGTCGTCCATGTATATACTATACGATGATGCTCCGGGTGGATTTCGATTATAACCAATGCAAAGTTGTCTTGTTCAGAAGCTGGATCAATGCCAAAGACATATTTGAGGTCGGGGTTGCCGCGTGTCGCAGGATCAAAGGGGGTGAGACACCACGGAGCCCAATTTGGACTTCCACAGTTTCGATCATGGGCTACACACCCCTCAATTAAACTTCTTTTGAAAAACCCTTGACTGTCCGACGTAAAGCACGCCCCATACTCCATTTGATAGATCCCGTTATGCATGGTGGCTCTAGCACGCGCTACCTGCTGATCATCCATAAATCCTTCGGGAATTAGCTCATAAGGAATCCGCACAATAGAAAATGCTTTCCAGTCTAAACGCTTCATATATTCAGGAACTTCTTGAATGTCTTCTCCTTCTACGCTGGCAGCTTTCTTGAAATCACCTTTGGTTTGGATCGTTGATTTATATTTCTTCCAATAAGATGCAAAGTGTTCAAATCCATATCCACAGGTTCCCGAGATAATCGATTGGTTAGACTGGCGGTCCTGATACTGATCTTCTAACTTCTCATTCCAGTTTCCCGCTTTTTGCAACCTTTTACGTTTAGCTGCCTCTTTGACATTCTGAGTAGGGTTGGCCGACACCGCAGCAAAACCAGCTACTACCGTCTCGTAGATATCCACTGGAATACTATTGAACTCGTCGGCAATAATAGTATGGGCACGCAAACCTCTAATCTTGCTACCGTCACCCAAGGGAACCGCCATAGCCCAACTGTCATTAATTCTCATGGTACACCTATCCACATCCCTACGTGGACCGCTGTTATCATTGCATAAACTTTTTAAGATAGGAGCATTCTTCCAAATAGTATCCATATACTCAAAAATAACTTTAGACTGTCTAAAAGCTGCTCCCACAATTACGATCTTAGTAGCAGGAATAAGAGTGCATTTTAAGATCGCATACACAGCCAGCAGAAAGGATTTACCAAAGCCACGACTAGCAATATACATAGGAAAGGCACGATTCCACAATTCTTGCAGAATGACCACCTGTTCAGGCAACAATTCAACATTCATTAATTTTTTAACTGTCCACTGAAAATATTCCGGCTGTCTCATCAATTTCAAAACATGTAGGTGAAGATTATCCCGATCTTCCTGCTCAAGATTAATAAGGGGATTCTTAATAGAAGCCACATCTTCTTTATTTAAATCCAGCCACGCATGCTCTGCTGTTTCGACGTTATAGCTCATTGACATGCCTCATAATTCTAAAAGCTATTTCTTCCGCCCGTGCCTTGTCTCCACAGGCTATTACGTGTATCCCATGCTCAATATAAGCAGAAGTCACAACACGCATCATATATTTACCCTTAATACGAATCTGCGACCACTTATTTCGTGGAACAGTAGAACCAATAGGGTATTGCTCTATTTGGTGCCATCCAAAC